GTTGCAAAGATAAACTTCTTAAGCTCCCGCCATTCAGCCATTTTAGTTTGACGCTGGTTATTCCATGTCGTCCAGAGATTGGCAATCCATTTAGCTTCCCCCTGTTGCATTAGATTAGTTTTAAGTTCTACAACTTTATCTGAATTCATATTTACACTCCGCCAAATCGACTACGAGAAGAAGAGGCTGTTAGAAAATCTGTTATCTTGCTTATATTAGACACTGCTGGTTTTACAGCAATTGTAACTGCTGACGCCAAAGCGTCCTTAATATCGTCATGAGGAGGGCGAGCTAGAACCAACTCTTCTTCAAGAACATTAGTCCATCCACCTTCGAAATGCCACATCTGTTGGTTTTCATATCGATGTTCCAAAGCAGCAGCAATACGCTCTTCCTTTGAGCCTTCAACGCGTGAAGGGCGATATTCAACAATTGAGATAGCCATACCAGCTTTCTTAACATGGTCTTTGATTGCTTCAACAATAACTGTTTGAGCAGCGGTCACTTCCGCCTGAAGCTTCTTAAAACTCCATTTGGAATGTAATTGGGAGATATGCTCGAAATAGTCTACAGTCTTGTTGGTTTTAAACCGGTCAATGTCTAGCACATAAACATCGCTATCAGAGTTGATACCAATAACGACGATGGCAGTATAGTCAGCACGCTTATTAAAGCTATACGCAAAGTCAACTGCTGCGTAGACGTTAAGCCTCTTATCTTTGTAAAACCAACTGGAACCCTCTTTTCTAAGAAACTTGGGATTATAATACTGGAAATTTGACCGACTAATACGATTGCTGCCAGACTCATTAGGGTTATTGTAGTACTGTGCGTAGAACTGAACTTGGTCAGAATACTCAGCACGGATGCGAGACAGAACAGCACGATCAAATCCGAAAGCCTTATTGTCACTACGGATTGCCCGTGGCCAGAGGAAAATTCCATCTTCTTCGACAGCATATTCTTTAACTTCCCAAACAGGCTTGTTATCGATGAGTACACCGTCATTGTCATAAACCTCATAAGACTGGTTGTTCCATGTGTGATAAATATCTGTGGGGAAATAGCGAGTTCCACAGGCCATAGTAAAGCCGCCAGCATTACGAATAGATGTAAACTGTGAAGCCTTTTTAACCACAGACTCTCGTCCGTCTTCTGTGTAAGCATTTTCAGGCACCACCAAGTCATCTGCAATAATAATGTCAGCGTGCCACCCAGTCGTGTTTGTCGTCAAACCGGCTGTAGCTATGGTGGCATCACGAATTCCCTGTCTACGGCGTTCCTCGTGGTCTACAGACATCTTCCGTTGACTCCACCTTTCTCTCAACCCCTCTTGGGGATTAATATACTCAGGGAAGTAACGCATATAGATGTTAGAGCCAAGGATATTCTGAATAGCAAACAACTGTGTTTCTGCTAGTTCAGCCGTAGCTGAGATGTATAGGATGGTGATTTCTGGATGACGTGTAATCATCCATGCTGCCCACGTAGCCACCATATGAGATTTCAAGTGACCACGGGGAAGCATGATAAGCTTATTCGATGTTAGATCATCACCAAATCCAAATAGATTATAATCCTGCATCCACCGATAAATCTCTCGATGGATTTCACCATACACATAGCCCGGATTAACCAATCGAGCAAAGAAATTCAAATCCTGTTTAGCTCGTTCTCGAATATCTTGTGCCTCTTTAGGCATAAGCTCTAAACGCCTTTTAGCCTCTTTTAGCCAAGCTTCTTCATTCATTTCTTATAATCTTCCATTCTCAGAACATCATTAGCAAATTCATTTGCTATATGCTCATCAAGTTGCTTATCAACTTTCTCCTTCTTAGGACGACCAACACCAGCTTTCTTCCAACCCTGTTCGGCTAGAAACTTAGCTGCTTGATAGTTATCTTCAGACTGATCGAGAATCATACGCAATGACTCACTACGAATTTTCAATTCCAATTCTTCACGCCATTTCTCGATATGACGATTGAGAATTGCATTCCCCTGCATCTTCACCCAATGATCCCAATCGAGAAGATAGGTGTTAGCGAATTCGTATTCTAGGGGGTCGTAGGCAGCTAGGTAGAGCTTCTTGAGGGATGGATATGTCCTACCCTTATAAACTTTATCTTCGCCTTCCAGCGTGTAATATGCGAAGTCTGTATTGTAATTTGGTTCAAGGAAGAGGGACTGTGTAAGAGCACGCCCCATAACATCCTTAAACCCACTCTTGTCAATTTTCATATTGTAGATGCTCCAATCCATAACTGATCTAGCTGACTAGAACTAATCCCCATCATTTGTGAGAACTGCAATACAAACGGATCATTCCGTTTATATAATACAGTTTCTTCCAACATAATGGTGGCTTGTTCTCGTGTAGGCTTGTCAGGGATTTGATTGATTAACGCAAGCACGTCACTCTTGGTGATGCCAACGTTAAGGGCTGCTAACCAAAACTGTACCTTTGTCAAGGCAGGGAATACAACTGGCTGAACAGGGGAAGCTGTAACAGCAGCCTCTTCCTCTGGCGTCAATTGTACAACACGTTGTTCTCCAGTCTTGATATCAAATTCTATACGTTCCATTGTCATTCCCACATGATGTTAACTGAACCACCATCAAATGTATTGGCAGCAACAGATGTTACACGAAGTCGGTCAATAGCACCAGCCAGTGTAACTACACCACCACCAATGAAAGCTTGAAGGTTGGGGTCAACTGTGCCAGAACTATCTACAATGTTGTAGGAGGCTGTCCATGTATTACCCGTATGTTTAGTGAGAATGATATGTCCTGTTAAAGTTGTAGCCGCCACCAACCCCTGAATAACAAATCCAGCCGTGCTGGTAATTGTGCCAGAACCTGTACCACCAGAATAATAGAAACGTGTGCCAGTGGATTTATAACCAGTGGTTTGCATTGTAGTGGAGCCAAGCTGAACCAAACCACTACCTGACGTAGCCCAACTCACTTCATTCAAGCTAATCGTAATACGTTTAGCTGTAGTGGGAATGCTAGTGAAATCCACTGCCGTACCTGACGTTGTGGCTACAGCTGTACCAACACTAAGGGAAGTGATTGTACCAAGAGCATCTTTAACACGTAGGGGGGTCATGGCTGTTGTATCGTCTACACCAGCTATGGCCTGAGCATTACTCGACTTAGGAACATCAAATGTTCTATTAGCTCCCAACGTCCCACCACCAGTCAGAAGACCGGTTGTAGAGATTGTCGTGCTTGTTGCAGCTTTAGCCGCCAATAGAGCATCAGCTTCAGTCTTTGTATATGTAACAGTCTTGTTGTAGTAGTTGGCGTCAGATTGTGTCTTAGTGTAATAATTAACTGGATTCCACGTTGCAGCAGCAGCAGCACTAGCTGCAGCAGCATTAGCATAACCTTGTACAGTTGTCTGTAGAGCAGCAGCATTAGCAATTGTCAAATCAAATGTGGCTCCGCCGATAGTGTAACTGTCAGCATCAATGGAAGCAACGTTAATTAGATCGTTATTATTCATATCAATGTCTGCTGACATTGTGTTAGGCGTTACACCTGTACGGCTTAACGCATCCTGCAACGCAGAAGAGATTGCAGTGAAGTTGGCATTAATCTTGGATACGTTGTATCCAGAGGTAATTGTGTTTAGTGTTACTGAAATGGCCATTGTAATCCTTCGGCCCAAAGGGCCTCACCTTTATTTTGTATTAAACGCAGAAGATGTTAATTAAACGCAAGAGAGATTGTTAGCGGACCTATACCGGACTAATGCCGACCATATGCCGAAGGCACATATTTGGCTTAGCTTTTGGAAGATGTCCGCATTTTAGGAATTTCTTGGAGATATATTTGAGGGGTGATGCACATAGAACCTAACCCCCGTGTCCCCCGCTACCCCTAGTAGCATGTGCCCAGCCTTACAACTAAATGTTGTGTAATGACAATACTTGCCCTAACCTATGCCTTGCCAAGTATAAATATACAATGATACCAATGGGTTAGGTGGGATTGTGGTGTATCAAACGCTTTGCGTCTCATTCTATACTTATATATACTGTGGTTTAGCATGTATTGTTACAGTATTAATAGTATAGTTTATCACTTATACTTTTGTTCACGGTTTGGATACTGTAGTAATGCGACGGATGGTGTGAGCTACCTACCCTAGCCAAAAATCATCCATCGCGTTCTGTGGGCTTCCTAGTGCCTTTTCTGTCGATTTCTATTTTGTGATGTATTGTTAGGTCTGGTATTCAATCATTTGGTGTATGCCCTCGCGCATGTCCACGCGCGTGTACGTGTATGCGTGCGTGTGCTCGCATGTGTGTGCGTGTGCGTGACGGGGGCATGCGTTCAATCCACGTTTCGCGGGTGTCGATCACGAAATATTAAAACACTGTAACATTATGTTACTTGCAATCCCCGTCGGAAAAGTGTTTATCTGTTTTCACCGGAGCAGAGATGTTTCGGAGGCAACAACCAACGGAAAGGTTAAGACCATGTATCTTGTCAAATGGAGACTATCATTCGCTACTGTTGACTATCAAAAAGGGCCTATGTCTCTGGAAGAAGCAAAAGCAGAAGTAATTGATGCACGTTCGCAAGGTGTGCTGGCTTGGACCGTTAAAGTGGAAGATGTCAAATAGCTCTTGACAGATAGGGCAACATGCCCTATACATAAAACATAGCTTTTCAAGCTGGCATTTACATGTCGGGTGATAGCGGACTTGCATTTAATTGCAAGCGGATTAAGGAATGTAACTTTGACACTCGCGATTGATACCCGCGTTAAGGACAACCTGCAATCAGGCCCTGCCAATGCTGACCTGCCCCTTATGAAGCTAGTCTTAAGGCACACAGTGTAGGTGTAAGAAACGGGTGATGCACACCCGAATAATGAATAGCTGTGACCAGTGGTGACGACGGCCACTATAAATGCAATGTGCGAGTGTGTGTCGGGTGCTGAGCCCGCAGCGGGAATGCTGTCCTTTGTTAAATGACACCATGCCAATAGTGTAAGGCATGTAAAA